CGATAGAATGACCGAAGCCGACCAGATCAACCGTCGTGAAGCGATGGAAGATATGAAGTTCGTAAACGTCCCCGGTGAGCAGTGGGACCAGAACATGAAACAGGAGCGCGGTGATCGACCCTGTTATGAGTTTAACAAGTTACGCGTCACTTCCAAGCGCGTCATCAACGATATGCGGGCTAATCGCCCCGCTGGTAAAGTCAGAGGCGTTGAGGGTGCTGACAAAGACACGGCTGAAGTCTACGAAGGTCTAATCCGCAATATCTGGAACACCTCAGACGGTGACACGGTGATTGACTACGCCGCAGAATATCAAGTCAATGGCGGAATGGGCGCCTGGCGAATATCCACTGAATACGCCTCTGATAACGCATTTGATCAAGATATTATCATTGAACCCCTGATTAACCCGTTTTGCCTGTTATGGGACGATGTCTCAAGAGACCCTCATAAACGTGATGCTATGGACTGTATTCTGACCGAGAAGGTTTCGAAGGAATACTACAAGACAAAGTGGCCCAAAGCTGAAGTCGTGACGTTTGAAGAGTCCGAATGGGACAATGAAGAAGAATGGAAGGACGATGAGTCGGTTAGAATCGCGGAGTACTGGTACAAAGAGCCAGTTAAGCGCGAGATCTGGCAGCTGGCAGACGGGAAGGTCATTGACGCTGCCAGCGATGAGGCTAAAGGCTTAGAGAGTCAGGTCAAGAACAAGCGGATGGTAGATACATTCGATATTATGATGTGTATTGCTTCCGGTGAGGCTATTCTTGAAGGCCCGACTAAATGGGCGGGTAAACAATTACCTTTTGTGGTGATTTACGGCGAATACATTGTGGTGGATGGCAGAACGTACTGGTTTGGCCTGCCTCGATTCGCCAAAGATGCTCAAAGAAGTTACAACGTCTCACGAACAGCTATTACTGAAACTATTGCTATGGCTCCACAGGCTAAATTCTGGTCTACACCTGAACAAGCCGCAGGCCATACCGATAAATGGGCAGAAGCCCACCGTAAAAACTTCCCGTTCCTGCTATTCAATCCCGATCCCAAAAGTCCCGGCACTCCTCAGCGAATGGGCGGCGCAGAAATCCCCATTGCTTTAATACAGGAGTCTCAACTAGCCAGCGAAGAAATCAAAGCCGTTACGGGGATATTTAGCCCTGATTTAGGGGCCGGTGATCAGGCCAAGTCGGGTGTTCAGGAGCGCGAACGACGGGCGCAAGGGCAAATAGCCACCTTTAATTTTCAGGACAACATGGCGAAAGGCATTCGAAGAACATGGGAAATCCTGATCGACCTGATTCCTCAAATCTACGACACAGAGCGGGAAATGCGAATTCTCGGGTCTGATGGCGCGGAGGACTACGTAAAAATAAATACCTTCACGCAAGACCGGGAAACCGGCGAAATGATTAAGATCCACGACCTGGCTCAGGGGCGTTATGACGTAACCGTAACAGTAGGGCCGTCATTCTCAACACAGCGACAAGAAGCCTCTGAAATCTATTTACAACTATCTCAGGCCAATCCCGCCGTGTTTGGGGTAGCAGGAGACTTAATATTCAAGTCGATGGACCTGCCTTACGCTGAAGATATCGCTGAACGACTGCAAGCCATGTTACCGCCTGAAATCCAGCAAATGATCAATCAGGACCAGCAAATGCCGCCCGAAGCCATGGCCATGATGCAGCAAGCCCAACAGGCTATGCAGCAGGTTGAAATGCAAATGCAAGCCGTCCAGCAGGCCGCGCAGGAGACCGAGCAGGACAAAGCCGAGGTGGACAAGTTGATTGCCGATCTGGAAGTGAAAAGTGCCCGCTTTGAGGCGAAGGTCGCTAAAGAAATGGCCAAACTGGCGAAAGCAGAATCAGGCTTGCAAATCCAGCAATTCAATGACGGCAAAGAAGAAATGTTGCAGCAGAATCAGGAAGTGCTGGCTGCTCAGATGGTCGAAGCGGTCAACGCCATCAATCAACTGGCTGAACAGTTCACCGCGCAGGCCGTCGAGGCTTTGGCTGAAATACAGGATTCTAACGATGTGGCCAACCGACCCAAACCAAAGGTAATCCGCATCGAATCGAAACGGGAAAACGGCAAACTAACCGCTATTCCCATTTATGAAGATACCGAACCGGCCGGTAGCCGGGCTTAATATCGCTATGAGGCGCACACCATGACAGACGATGCACAAGCACTCGAAACCGATGTAACCGAGGTGGACACTGACGTTACGGACGTGGAACAGGAAGCGACCGAAGATCAAGAAGGTCAAAAGGTCGAAGCGGACTCATCAACCGAAAAGAAAGGCGTTGAAAAACGTATCGACGAACTGACGTATAAACGCCGCGAGGCAGAGCGGGAAGCAGAGTATTGGAAGGCGCAAGCACAAAAGCCTGAACCAAAACCCGCTAACCTTGAGGTGAAAACGCTAGAGGATTTTGATTATGACGAGAGCAAATATCAGGCTCATCTTTTCCAACTAGCCCAATCGCAAGCCGTTGAGGCGGCAAAGCGGACGCTGGTAGAGGAGCAGGAGCGACAGGCTCAGGTCACAAAACAAAATGCCTTCAAAGCCAAGGAAGACAAGTACGCCGCAGAAATTGACGACTATATGCGGGTGACGCGCGCTGACACACTACCTTTGACCAAGGACCTAGTGGATATCGTGTCATCTTCAGACGAAGGTCCGGCCGTACTGTACTACTTAGGTAAAAATCCTGATATCACGGCAACCTTAGCCAACCTGCCGCCCATTATCGCGGCGCGCGAGATCGGGAAAATTGAAGCCAAGCTAGCGAAAGAAGCGTCTACGTCGAAGGCACCTCCACCGACCCCGAAGATAGAGGGCGCTAATCCGGGACAGGCTATCAAAGCTGATGCCCCGGACAGTGACAAGCTCTCTGTCGATGACTGGTTGAGCCGGAGGAACAAGCAACTAGCCAAACGATAGGAGACTTATCATGGCCAATTCAATTCTCACACCCACGATGATTACGCGGGAATCTTTACGTGTTTTGCATCAGAAGTGTAACTTTATCGGCAATGTGAATCGTCAATACGATGACCGCTTTGCCCAAACCGGCGCCAAAATCGGCACCAGCTTAAATGTGCGGATGCCATCCAAGTACAGTGTTCGTACCGGTGCGACTTTGAGCGCACAAGACCACATCGAGCGTTCAACACCCTTGACGGTTGATAGTCAATACGGTGTTGACGTGTCCTTTACGTCGGTTGAGCTGACAATGAGCCTGGATGACTTTTCTACGCGCATTATCGAGCCTGCCATGGCCCAACTGGCCGCGAAGATTGAAGGCGATTGTCTGGCTGATGCCTATAAACTGGTAAATAACTATACCAACGCAACGACTAATGCGTTGATGACGTATAAGTATTTCCAGAAAGGCGGCGCTAGCATCACCAACAACCTTGGCCCGATGAGCAACCGTGCAACCTGCATGAGTCCTGATTCAATGGTGGAATTCATGGATGCGACTAAAGGTCTGTTCCATGCGTCCAACAACATTGAAAAGCAGTATCGTGAAGGCATGATGGGGCGTACAGGCGGTTTTGATGTGTACGAAAACACCCTGACCCCAGCTCATACCACGGGATCGCTGGCCGGCTCACCGCTGACAACCGGCGCCGCTTTAGGCACGTCTACAACTGCTAACGCATGGGTTTCTCAAACCGCGCTATCAGTAGACGGCGCAACGTCCGCTACAACCATCAAGGCGGGGGATATTATTACCTTGTCCGGTGTGTATGACGTTCACCCTGAAACCAAGGCGAATACCGGCAAGCTGAAGACCTTTGTTGCACAGGCGGATGTCACGCTGACCACAGCAGCCACTGCTTACACCGTAACGGTTAAGCCGGGTCTGATTTACGGCTCAGGCAATGCGTACCAAAACAGCGCGCTATCAGGTGTGTCTGACACAGACGGCCTGACGGTGACTCGTATCGGTGCGGCTTCCAGTGCGTTTGGACAAGATCTACAGTTCCACAAAGACGCGTTTGTCTTTGCAACTGCAGATCTAGAGGACGTGAGCCAGTACGGCGCATGGGGTGCACGTGAGTCGATGGACGGGATTTCAATGCGACTGGCGCGTCAATACGCTATTAGCTCCGATACCGTACCGTGCCGCTTAGATATCTTGTTTGGTTTCGATGGATTGTATCCAGAGCTGGCTAATCGCCACATGTACGAGCAAGATCTTTTATAGTTCTAGCCCACTTTGAGGGGGGAAACCCCCTCTTTTTTTAAGGAGACAACATGAGCAAGAAACTCGGCAAAAAACGACAGGTAACCCCCGGTAACTGGGATGTGTTTGTTGCTACACCGGCCTATGATGGCAAGGTGGACTGTGACTATAGTCAGTCGTTGGCTGAATCCGCTTTTTGCTCACCGCTATACAAGATTAAAACGAATGCCTGCGTAATGGGGAATGGGGCGTTTATTGACCTCGCCCGGAATATCTTTGTTAAGATATTTTTAGAGCAATTCCCCGAAGCGACCCATCTGTTTTTTATTGACTCCGATCTGAAATGGACTCCTAACGCCTTTGTGGGCCTCATTCGATCGGGTCTCCCTATTTGCGCGGGCGTTTATCGTAGACGACAGGAACCCGAAGATTATCCCTGCCATTTAGCCGAGCACCCCGAAGAAGGGGGGCTGTGGGTAGAGGATGGCTGGGTGATGGCTAATCGCGTGCCAACTGGGTTTTTATGTATTACTCGCAAGGTGTTGGAGGAAATGGCCGCCGATGCCAAACAGCTTGATATCCATGGACAGGAGGGTCCCGTCCCCCAATTGTTCTACACCAAGACAGATAAAGATAATAAGTTCGTGGGAGAGGACTACAGCTTCTGTGACGACTACACAAAGAAATATGGCATTCCTATCCCGGTCTGGCCAGATATCGATTTTACCCATGGCGGCTACGAGTGTAATTACCTGGCCTGGTTAGAGGAAAAAATCAAAACAGACGAAAGTAAAGCAATTGGACCGGATACGAGCGCAGCATGAATGCAAGCTGTTTAGTTAAAGGCTGTGAAGGGATGCCGGCATTCGCTGGTTTAAATGGGGTTGCTTGCCCTGTTCACTGGGATTTAGTTAAAGGGAGTCCTATGGAGATTATTGACAATACCGTAGATTTTAAAACCAACCCGATTAAAGGCGATGAACTGTTGTTGGGGTGTGGTCACAGCCGCGTCAAACAGCTCAGTCTTAAAACGAAGGAATGGTCTGATTTAGTCACGCTCGACATGAACCGAGAGGTTAACCCGGATGTGGTCTGGGACTTAATAGACTTACCCTTGCCGTTTGAAGACGAGACCTTCAAAGAGCTGCATATTTATGATGTGTTGGAACACTTAGGCCAGCAGGGCGATTACAGGCTGTTCTTCAGGCAATTTGAGGAGTTTCACCGTATTTTAAAGCCGGGTGGTTTTTTGTTTGCAACCTGCCCCAGTTGGGATGAGGTCTGGGCGTGGGGCGATCCGGGACATACCCGTATGATTAATGAAGGCTCAATTACCTTTCTAGATCAGGATAGTTACGACGAGACCGGCGACACCCCCCGAACAGATTACCGGTTTTGTTATCAGGGTAATTTTGAAATCGAACACGCCGATCACCGAAACGGCAAATTCTGTTTTGTGTTGAGGAAAAAATGACAACGAACACGGCATTGATTACAGACGCGCTGGGCGAAATCGGCGCAGTGGCAGACGGGCAAACCGCTTCTGCCTCACAGTTAGCCGATGGCCTTAAAGCCCTGAATCGCATGATGGCCATCTGGACTGAAGATGATATGGATATTGGCTGGTTCCCGCAGGACACCGGGTCAGACACGGCCCCTGTTCCTATTTGGGCGGAAGAAGCTGTACAGGCCAATCTGGGGATTAAATTAGCCTCTTTGTTTCGTATCTCCGTCACGAACGAGCTGATTGACAAAGCGGTGACCGGGAAGTCGTTTGTGGCCAAGAAATGTATTAACCACAAGCTGGAAGGCGTGGATATGGATCACCTGCCCTACGGTGGGGGTAAGTTTTACGACATTGACACGGATACGTTCTAATGGGGATTAAGCGGCAATCGCCCGGCAAGTGGCAGGTTTTTTCTGAGACCGGCGTTGGCGCGGGATATAAGTTATACACTTATACTCCCGGTACAACTGACGACAAGGTCACCCATACTAATAAAGACGGCTCTGCCGATAACACGAACCCGGTTATATTTGATGCAAGGGGTGAGGCGGATATCTGGTTCAATGGTACGTATGACCTTAAATTAACTGATAATAATGATACTTTAATCTGGACGCTCTCTGACTTTGGCGCCGGCGAAGATACGGTTAACTATGGCAATTTTAATAAGGTCAAAGATGGTGGTTTTGAGGACGACACCAACGGCGACACCCTTCCTGATCAATGGGCTGTCACAGAATACCCCACAGCCGGAAGCGGGGCCGGGGTCGCGATATTAGACACAACAGACCAGATTGAAGGCGCGCAAAGTCTTAAATTTACCTCCTCCGGCGATGGGGGTGGTTATGCAGAATCGGCCTTTTTTGAGGTCACTGAGGGAACATTAGTTGCCGCAGCCTGGCAGATGAAGTCCTCCGCTGCCGATGTCAGAAATCTGGTTGAAATCTTGTGGTACACCGCTGCACAGGTCGCAGTATCGACTTCCAGCCTTTTCGATGACTCCGCTACGAATCCGACTAGCTGGACCTTAAAAACAGGCTCCGCCACCGCACCCAGTACCGCAAGATTCGCAAAACTGCGCGTTACCGGCTGTCATTCGTCCGATGCCACCACCGGCTCGACGTGGTTTGATGATGTGAGGGTAATTACGGACTCGGCAGTAGGTGACTTAACTGTCATCAACGATCTAGCCGTAGGCAATAATTTAGCGGTAACAGGCACCACTGATATTGGCGGTAATACGATTATTGGCAGCACAACCGTTACCCCGGACAATACTTTGCACGTCCACAAAG